ATAGCCAGATCAGCTTGCTGCTTGAAGAACTATCAGATGGATTGAGGAAGGCGCTAGAAAATGCCACGTAGAAGCACTAGAAAGCCGTCAAGGCCGTCTATTACAGAAGTCGTATTTAACGAGGCGGAAATCAAAGCCACGCTCTTAGCCTACGCTGAGAGCCGTGGCGGGGCGTTGCCGAATAGCCCGGTTAAGCTAGACCTATTCGCTGGCTCGACTAAACAGGACCGGGCGCGCATTGAAATCGTTCATCAGGTGCCGTAATGCAGAAGTCGGACAAAATATGGGCTGACGCTATACACCGCGCAATCAAGGAATATAAGCAGGAAAAGGGCGCGGATGGTAAGATTAAAAAGGAAAGATACCTCAGAGTGTTAGCGCAGCAACTTGTCGATAAGGCGGCAAGCGGTGATATTGCAGCACTCAAGGAGATTGGCGACCGGCTAGATGGAAAGCCGAGACAGCAGACCGAAGTCAGCGGCCCTAACGGTGGATCAATTCAAACCGACAACAAGTGGATCATCGAAGTTGTGAGGCCGGATGCCAAAGCTGGCGATTAGCGAAAAGCTAGAGCCGTTTCTGTTTAAGCCTAAGCCTATCAAAGTGGCTATCGGTGGGCGTGGTAGCGGCAAGAGCATTGGCATCGCTGATATGCTTACCTACGAAATGCACACAAAAGGCTATGACGTTTACTGCCTGCGTGAGTTTCAAGACAGCATTGCGGACTCGGTTCATAAGGTCTTTAAGGGTTCGATACAGGACCGGCTCCAACTCGACGGTTGGGAAATCCAGCAGAACACAGTGATAGCGCCAAACGGCGCACGTACCACGTACAAGGGCGCTAACCGCAGCCCTGATTCCATGCAATCGGCTGCGAACTACAAGCGATCTTTTTTTGAAGAGGCACACCGCGCCTCTAAGGACTCACTCGACAAGCTACTGCCGACGATTATCCGCCAACCCGGCGCGGAATGCTGGTTTGCGGCCAACCCGCAATCAAGTGCCGATCCGTTTAGCCAGCGGTTTATCGTGCCGTACCAAGACGCGCTAGACCGAGACGGGTACTACGAAGACGATATGCATATGATCGTCGTCGTTAACTGGACGGATAACCCTTGGTGGAATGACGAACTAGAAAAGCTGCGTCAGTGGGATTACGACAACCGCCCACGCGCAGAGTATGACTGGATATGGGAGGGCAAGTTCAATGATACGGTTGATAGTGCGATCATTAAGCCGGAATGGTTCGATGCTTGCGTCAATGCTCATAAAATGGACCGTTTCAAAGGCTCCTTTACGCCTAAAGGTTCGCGCATCCTATCTCTCGATCCGTTTGACGATGGCGGCGATGCGGCTGGACTTGTCTTGCGACATGGATCGGTTGTCGAATACGTCACGCAGAAAGACGAAGGCGAAATCGACGAGGTGTGCGATTGGGCGATGGACGAAGCGTTCAGACTTATGGCCGATTGGTTCATTTGGGACGGCGACGGCATGGGGACTGGACTAAAGGGTCAGGTTCGTAACCGTCTCGACGGCTCCCGCATTCGCTATCATATGTTCCGTGGTTCGCTATCGGGCAGCGGGCAAGACCACTCTGGTGAGGTCTATCATCCGGTCGGGGAGAAGGATCACACCGACGACAACCGCAGCGCCGAGGATATGCGGAAGCCGAAGACATACGCCGACACGTTCAAAAACAACAGAGCGCAATACTACACGCAGCTTGCCGAGCGCATGTTCAATACGTGGCGATGCGTCGAACGTGGTGATTACGTTGACCCAGACGACATGATTAGTTTTGACAGCGACGGCATTGATAATCTGCAAAAGCTGCGTTCCGAGGTTTGCCGCATTCCGACTAGACCAAACGGCAATGGTTTGATACAAATATGTTCTAAGCAAGAGATGGCTAAGATGACGCCACCTATTGCATCGCCAAACATGGCGGACGCATTGATGATGTCAATGACTTCCCCGACGGCGGTAGAATTTGACGCGGGACGCCCACGGCGAGACAGGGGTGGCAAACGGCAACGAAGCTGGATGACCGCGTAATGGAAAAATCAGAAGAGCAAGAGCCGATCATAGAACGGGTCAAGGGCGATCTTAAAAAGGGTCGGGACTTTAGCCGTGGCTGGCGTAATGACGCATCCGAGGACTTCGGCTTTGTTGATGGTACTGGTCAATGGTCCGACGACGAACGGCAAGTCCTACGCGATCAGCTACGACCGGAAGTGACGTTTAACCGCGTCGGTCCGGTGGTTGACGTTATCTGTGGCGAAGAGTTCGCAAACCGGCAAGAGGTTCAGTTCATACCACGCGAACAGGGCGATGCTGGCGTGAACGAAGTCTATACCGCCGCAGCCGAATGGGTGCGTGACCAGTGTGACGCCGAAGACGAGGAAAGCGATGCCTTCCGTGATGCCGTCATCTGCGGCATGGGCTGGACCGAAACCCGTATGGATTACGACATGGACATAGAAGGCATGATCGTGATCGACCGGGTTGATCCGCTTGAGATGTATTGGGACAACGCGGCTAAGAAGCAGAACCTTTCCGACGCACGATGGGTTGCGCGTATCAAGAAATTCGACAAGCGGGAACTGGCGAAGCAATGGCCCGACAAGGCTGACGAAATCCAAGGCCCGTCCGATCTGTGGGGCGAGGACGACAGTTGGGGTTCGCCGCACAACAACCTATCCGGCGACCAGTACAAGAATGACGACGGCAACAGCGGCTTCGAAGACGACAGCATGGTTGAGGTCGTTGAGTTTCAGTATTACGACTTTGAAGACGTTTACCGCATCAGCGTGCCGGAACAGATACGTGAACGTCTAGCCGCGCTTGGTATGCCGGTCGATGCCAACGAAATCGTGTCGCCTAAGCTACACGACCGGATCAAGGCCAAGGCTAACGAGTTCGGCATTGAGTTTAAGTCAGTGAAGCAGAAGCGGCGCAAGTATATGCGCGTGTTCGTTGCTGGCGAGACGCTGCTAGAGCACGAACCAATCCCGTGCAAGGAATTCACGTTCAAGTGCATTACCGGCAAGCGCGACCGGAATACTAACACTTGGTACGGCTTCGTTCGCGCCATGAAAGACCCGCAGCGGTGGGCGAATAAGTGGTTGTCCCAGGTGATGCATATCATCAACAGCAACGCCAAGGGCGGGCTGATGGCAGAGAAGGACGCCTTCGACAACCCGCGCCGTGCCGAGGAAGAATGGGCCGATCCGCAATCAATCACGTTCCTAAAACCGGGCGGCTTGGCTAAGGTGCAGGCAAAATCGCCTATCACCTATCCGTCTGGCCTAGATAAGCTGATGGAGTTCGCCATCTCTAGCATTCGTGATGTATCCGGCGTGAACGTCGAGATGTTAGGTATGCGTGAAGGCAACCAGCCAGGGATACTTGAGTACCAGCGCAAGCAGGCCGGTATGCGTATCCTTGCCGGTATGTTCAACGCGCTTCGTCGTTACCGAAAAGAGCAAGGGCGGCTCCTGCTGTCGTTCATTGAGGAATACATCGCAGACGGTCGCCTGATCCGCGTTGTTGGGGATGCTGGCGCTCAGTACGTGCCGTTGACGAAACAGGAAGGGGTTAAGACCTATGACGTTGTCGTTGATGACGCGCCTTCAAGCCCGAATCAGAAAGACAAGGTGTTTTCAATCCTATCGACGTTGGTGCCTCAGCTTATGCAGGCTGGAATACCGATACCCCCAGATGTCATTGATTATGCGCCTCTACCTGACGGCCTTATCCAGAAGTGGAAGGAAATGCTCACCTCGCAGCAAGATGCGGGTATAAGCCAGGAAGAGGCTGCGATGATGCAGCAAAACATCCAGTTCTTGCAGCTTGAGAATCAGAAGCTACGCGCCGACCAAGAGAGCAAGATTATGAAGGCGCAGCTAGACGCTCAGTTGAAGCGCGAGGAAATTCAGGCCCGCATGGAAGAAGAAACCATGACGCTGGCTCAGAAGCGCGACCTTGCTATGCAGGAACTTGATCTGAAGCGGCAGATTGCCGAATACGAACTGAGCCTTGAACGCATGAAGCTGGAAGCCAACGCCGAAATGAAGATGGCCGAGGCGGCGAGTAAGGAAGCGTTGGAGCGCGACAAGATCGAACTGGAGCGCGAAGACCGTCAGGCGGCACGTTCGCCTATCGTGGTTCAGGCATCGCCCCGTCGCGGCAGGGTTATCCGCGACGACGAAGGCAATATCTCTGGCGTGGAGTATGACGATTGACGGATAGCTTTATCCCGGTCAGCGGCACAAACAAAAACCTAGAGACGCTAGAATTTACCAATTCAAACGGGGATACGGTTCACCGTGAGGGCGTTTTCATTGGTGATGGAAACAGCGGCGACAAGGTATCTGTTATTAATTTTATACCCGGTCCCAGTGAAGTTGGGATTGTAACAAGACCAATTGTACCGATATCGCAGTTTGGCGAGTTAATCACAACTGAACGAACACCGATCATTGAATTAAATAGCTCATACGGCACATCGTTGCTGCGTGACGTTATTGAGACAACAAACAGCGGGTCTGTAACCTCCTCCTCCGGGGAGATTAAAATCTCTACTGGCGCTACTGCAAACAGCAAAGCACATTTCGACAGCGCAGAGGCTGGCCGATGCACCCCCGGATACGGCGCGGAAATTAAGGTTGGCTTTCGTGTGCCAACGTTACCGACCGGCAATCAGTACGCTCAATGGGGCGGTCATGATGTCACAGAGAATAACGGTATTTTCTTTGGCGTGGATGCAACGGGACTTTACACTGCTATCAATAAAGGCGGAACTGTAACGAAGACCTACCAATCTAGCTGGAACATAGACCAGCTTGACGGGACTGGGCCATCAGGCATCACCGCCGATCTGAGTAAGGGTAATATCTGGCGTATCATCTACACATGGTGCGGCCAAATTGTTTGGGGTAAGGTTGCCACCATTAATAACCAGCAGCAGTTCGTGCCCTGCCATTACGTTGTGCCAGAAGGGTCACCGTCGATTGAAAGCCCTAACCTCTACATATTCACTGAGGTTCTTAATGGAGGAGACGCTGTTAACTTTGATGCTTATGTCGGCGGTCGGCAATACAGCATCGTGGGCCGCTACCGGCCAAAGTTTCGCTATACGTCAGACCTCCGCACGGGTGTTTCAACAAGTACTTCGATTCTCCCCATCGTATCGTTCCGCAACAAAACGGCTTTCTTGGACCGCAGCGTCAGGGTTGCTGGTATGGAAGTAAAGCCCACGACCGAAGACGTAATTGTTGAGTTGCGCATTAATTGCACATTGACCAATGCAAGCTGGCAGACACCTACTAATCACACAGCGGCGGAAACAGCGGTGGAGAGTGACATTAGCGCGACCGCTTTGACTAACGGCATCGTTGTCTGGTCTGAGATATTTGAGGCAGGTAAGAAAAACGACAATAATACCCTGACAGGCGAGGCTCTTGATATTGATCTACCACAACAACAGCCTGTGACATTGTGCGTTCGGACACTAAGCGGGACTGGAACGGTGACAGCAAACTTCCGCGTTCAGGAAGAATGGTAAATGTTAGCCGCCCTTCTCCTTAACCCGCATCCGACAGGTCGCCAGCTAGGACGGCGGCGCGTTAAGCGGTATTGTTGGGACTTGCAAGACCCGACAAAAGAGGAAGTGCGCAAACTATACGAAACAGCGCGGCGTGAGGTGCCTAAGCATGCTCAGGGCGGGATATTGGCGCAAGGTGATTGGCAAACCCTTCCGCCTGTAGCGCAGATTGATCTGACGAGGCTGATAGAACAGCGTGACGTTCTAATGGCCTTGGCGTCTTCCATCGACGTTGAGATGGCGAAAAGAGAAAGGCGCAAGGCTGACGAAGAAATGATCCTCGTTTCCTTGTTCTTTAAGTGCGATTAGGCGGCGTATCCGTCTTGCGGTGCTAGGCCGTTTCCTAGCTTAACTTGTGGGAGCCAATCATGGCAGAAGTACAAGCGGCAGAGGTGCCGGAAAACACCGAAGAACAGTACGCTGACGTTAAGGCCGATCAGGTCGATGCGTTTTTTGAAAATGGCGGGATTCTTCCCGACACAGAACCGGAAGAGGAACAGAACCTTGAACAATATTCAGATGACGAAGAAGTGCGGGTCGAAGGTAAAAACGATGAAGCCGAAACCCCGGAAGTAACCGACGACAAGAAAGACGAAAAGACCGTCCCATATGCCGCCATGCATGAAGAACGCATGCGGCGCAAAGAGGCGGCAGCAGAAGCGGCTGAGATGCGTGAGAAGATGGTACGCATGGAAGAACGCTTCCGTATGATGCAAGAGGCTTTGAGGCCGAAAGAACCGGAAGTGTCGTTCGATGACGATCCGGCAGAATACCTTCGGAAGCAGGCCGAAAGCACGAATCAGACGGTCGAACAGTTGCTAAAACAGCAGCAGGAAGCGCAACGCCAGCAGCAGCAGGCGCAGCAGTTCAATCAGTTCCTAGGTCAATATCAGTCTGCGGCGCAGGAATACTCCGAGAAAAACCCTGACTTTTCGGATGCGTACAATCATCTGATCCAGAACCGGATCAAGGAACATACGCTTGCCGGGCTTAACCAACAGCAGGCTATTGAGACGGCGCAGCGTGAAGAACAGGCTATTGTCCGCATGGCCTTCGAACAGGGCGCTAACCCGGCAGAACGCCTCGTTGAACTGGCAAAGGTCAGAGGCTGGACGCCGAGCAAAAAAGAGGCTACTATTGACAAGGTGGCTCAGGTCCAAAAAGGCCAGAAAGCCGCTAGAACGATTTCCAAGGGCGGCGCGTCGGAAGGCGAGTTGACCCTTGAAGCACTGGCCGACATGGACGGCGCTGAGTTCGACAAGGCGTGGAATAAAATGTTCGGCTACGACTAAAGCGTTAGAGGATAACGGTAAGCCTCGATTTCTGTTCGTCTGCCGACGTAAAAGGCATCTGGCGCGTTCCCCGCGTATATAGGGAAATTAACCTTAGTTTTAACAGAGCAATAGGAGGCCATAAATATGGCTAACACCGACTATCCTGTCGGCCATCCGCTCGCTGTGAAACTTTGGTCTAAGAAGCTGTTTCAAGAGGCGCTCAAGCAGACGCATGCTGCTAAGTTCATGGGCAAATCTTCCGACAGCATGATCCAGATCAAAGACGAAACGCAGAAATCGGCTGGCGACAAAATCACCTACGGCTTGCGTATGCAGCTTACGGGTGCTGGTATCCAAGGCGATGGCACGCTGGAAGGTAACGAGGAAGCCCTCGTCACCTATAGCGATGCCGTTTACATTGACCAACTGCGTCATGCGGTTCGCAGCGCGGGCAAAATGTCCGAACAGCGTGTTCCGTTTTCCGTTCGTGAAGAAGCCCGCATGGGCCTTCAGGATTGGTGGGCTGACCGTATCGACTCGTGGGTCTTCAACCAACTGACCGGCAATACGGGCGCTTCCGATACCCGCTACACCGGCAACAACACCGTCACGGCTCCTGACAGCGATCACCTGATTGCTGGCGGTGGTCACGATACGGAAGCCTCTCTGTCGGCAACGACGACCGAGGCGCTTAAACTGTCGGACATCGACCGTCTGGTTGCGAAGGCTAAAACCTTCACCACTGGTACGGACCCGGTTATCCGCCCAGTTAAAGTCGAAGGTCAGGACAAGTACCTTCTCTTTATCCACCCGTATCAGATGTATCAACTCCGCACGGCTAACGCCTCTGCGGTGAACAACTACATCGAAATCTTCCGTGCTGCTATGATGGGCGGTAAGTACAAGGACAACCCGATTATCACGGGCGCTTCGTTCGAGTACAACAACGTCATCGTCCATGAAAGCACGCGCATCCCGGTCATCACCGGCACGCCTAACAGTGGCGCAGCAACGGCATTCCGCCGCGCTGTCTTCTGCGGGGCGCAGGCTGGCTGCATGGCTTACGGACGCGGTACCGGCCCGTCTCAGATGGACTGGAACGAGGAAATGTTCGATTACGGTAACAGTCTTGGCGTCGAAGCCGGGTGCATCGCTGGTTTCAAGAAGTCTATCTTCAATTCGAAAGACTTCGGAACCATCGCGCTCTCGACCTACGCGCCAGCAGTATAAGGAGGGTTGAACAATGGCTGTAACAACCGTCACCTCGACCCAAGCCGTAGCTTCGGTTGAACCTCGTTTGGTTCACGCCGGTCTGAACGTGTCTAACGTCAAGTACGTTCACTCTGGCACCGTTGGCGATGTTATCCTGATGTGCAAGATTCCGACTGGTTCGGATATCGTGGGCGTCTACGGTAAGATCATCACGGCAGAAACCGCCGCTAACGCCACTGTCGGCGTCCAGGGCGCTGCGACCCAGTTCGGTTCGCTTGCCGCTGTTCCGGGCACGTTGTTTTCATCCAAAGGCGCGGCGAAGTACCGCGTTTCCGTTTCCGATGACGCTGTAAACCGCTTCGAGTACGTTGTGGTTTCCCCGTCTTCGGGTACGTGGACGATTTCGGCCACCATTGATTTGACCGTTCTCTATGCTGCGGTCAATCAGTCGTAAACCATAGGGGAGGGGCCTCGGCCTCTCCCCGCTTACGTTCTGTGGGGGAACAAATGCGCGAATTTCTCGACGTTGTTAAGGAAGCTGGCAACCTACACGCCAGCGGTCAACTAGATAAGGCTTCGGTCTTATACGAAAACCTTCTAGGCGTAGCGCCTAACGATCCGATTGTCCTTTACCTCTTAGGCACGCTTTTTAGTCAGCAGGGGCGATATGGTACGGCGATCAATCTTCTCAAAAACTCGACTCAAAACGGCGGCGAAGAATTGGCCGAAGTGTGGCATAATCTTGGCGTGGCGTATCGTAATGAGGGTCATACAGATGATGCCAGGGCGTCCTATCAAAAAGCCCTTGATCTGGAGCCTGAGAGGGCCGACACGCTTGCCATGATGGCAGGCAGCTACGTTAACGTAGGACAGCCTGAGAAGGCTGTAGAATACGCTAACAAGGCGCTACAGATCGAAGACACGCCACACGCTCGAAACCATCGCGCATTAGCTAATCTTGAACTAGGGAACTGGTCAGATGCTTGGCCGGATTATGAGGCACGTTTTGAGTT